TGAAGTCCAAGCTGTGCTGCCAGTGCCAAGTTTTATTTTGTTCGTATCCGACTCAATCCCAATCTCGCCTGCTAGCAGTGTCGGGTTTGCGCTTGTCCAGTTAGCGGCAGTATCACGCCGCTGGTGCATTAAGGCGGTTTGAGTAATGCTCATGATGCGTAACCAGCAAAGATAAGATAATCGCGCGCAGGAGCTGCTGCTGCGGCACCTGCTGCCAGTATATAAGTTCTTGCAGGGCTTGCACTAGCTAAACCTGCTGCATAAATCAAATCGCCATTTTGTGCTGGTACTGATTCAAGCTGCACTTCAACTGAAAACCGCTCGCATGTCACATCTTGGATAACTGGTTGCGATACATAACGCCAGAAATAGTTGCCGTTTAAATCTACCGGCGGTGTGACATACCCGCTCCATATTGTAGCATCTACATTAAAGAAATCATAGGTGCCATAACTATCAAAATAATGCGCTTTAATAGCATTTACATCTGCTTCTAATACATATTCAAATGTTAAAGTTAAAGTTTTTCCAATTGATAACGCACCACGTCTAAAGCCGACGCCTGTACCGCCGATGCTTTGCTGGTATGTTTGCGGATAATTACCTGGGCTGAATATCCTTGTGGTTGGTGTTAATGCAGGAAAGTTGGCCATTGTTACAACACCACGCTTACGAGTTGTACGCTTACGTTATATCGCAATGGCGAGCCCGTATCAACCGATATGGTGCCAGCATAACGCCAGTTGTAATCTACAGCACTGATTGGCACAGACGCATATCCTTCCCATACTGCTGCGGGCAAAGCGAATGCAATCAATGTACCTTCTTGCGTTTCATAATGCGTATAAATTAATTGCAAATCAGTTTCAGTAATATTAGAATAGCCAAGTGTTAGGATTTGACCGACACGTTTTGAGCCCTGCAAAAATCTTAAATTAATACCACTAACTGCAACATGAACAGTTTGCGGATAATCGCCCAAATCCAATGCCCTTGAGTTTGGAGTAAGCGAAGGGAAATTTGCCATCAGACTACCTCAAACGAACCGTTTAATATCTCATCACTTATAATGCTAATATTACTTGCATTAAGCGGGAAGTGCTCAGCGGTAATTGATGTTATGCCATAGGTTTCGTGCTTAATGTCAGTGACTTGGTAATGGTCTATTTCGGTGCGATTATCGCCAGAACTGTTTACCCGTTGACGTTCTACTTTTATAATATCAGTTGGTTTCAATGCATCCGGCAATAATGGCGTTTGCAGTGATATGCTATGCGTTGAATATTTACGCCTTGCTAATTCGTATTTGCCATACATCGTAGCATGAGCAGCACTAGTACAAAAATCAGTCATATCGTACTGAATGATTGGCGCATCAGTCGCGGCTGTAGCGTATCTAATGCTAGTAGTTCTTTGCAGCCCAATTATAAGCGGGTCCGCTTCACGCCATAGCAACGATACCCGCACATTACGCCGCTCATCTAAATTAAAATACACTTTACCAAAACTGCCAGGCAGTATGTTGTCTTCATCAAACACAACGGCAGGTGTTATTGCAGTTGATTTAATTGCGTAACTACCGTTTAAAGGCAGCAGCGGCTGCAATTGATATTGGCCGCCATTAGAAATAAATAACAACAAAAAGAATGGAGCAGCTTTGGATATATAATCAATTACATTTACAGGCTGGTCTAATATCCCATTAAAATGCAACCCATACTGATTAGCAAATGTTGCTAAATTTTGCATATTAGTTACATCAATTGGCATTGCAATATCAAACGTTGCGCTACCATCAGCGCGTTTTAGCTGCGTAAATAGCAACATCGCAAAATCTACAAATTGGTTGCTTGCCCCTACAGCATATTGGCTCGAGACTAAACCGCCGCTATAGAGGTCTACATTAACGCCATTTTCATAGAATAAACAAATTTGCCTAGTAGTTGTCGGATAGGTGCCATCATCTGGCGCATCATATATATTGCCGTTAATTTCTAAAAATGTAATATCTGCAAAGTTTGTATAGTCTGCTGTTGCTGATGGTGCCGCAGGGTTTGCGTATTCGCTAAGAAATTGTTCTACTTGCGTTCCGTCAAGTGTTCCTGTACTTGCAGGCAACGCTGTATTATAAGGATTAACAAGTGCTATATTTGCATAAACAAATGTTGGTGCACCAGTTAGCCCTAGGATTGTCCATGCAGCAGCATTTGGCGCAGATAAGCCACTGCCTGGAATTGTCCTAATTGTGCCTACTGCATATGCAGAAACATTTGGGCTGTTTACATTCCAAGCTGCAGAAACTGCGGCAGGATTTGTGATGCCAAGGGCTGTAAGAACAGTGGCAGTAACATCTGCTCCAGTCGCATTATCAAACATTGTTATATTTGCATATGATGTTTTTAAAATAGCATTAGTGGTATCACCTGTCCCTCTGGTAATTTCTTTAAATCTATTGTAAAAGTTTTTCCAATCTGGGAAACGAAAGGTCCAAGTACCAACTTTTGCTACTGGTTCCAGATAGCTATAAGTGTCCAACCCGCAATATATATTACCAGAATTTATAGGGCATGTATTGGTTGCTGCTGCTAGAGTTGCAACTGTTTCATAGTAATGAGTGAGCGTAATTGTTTGGTCTGGTAAAAACTTTATGTTTTTATTGCCAACCCAAGCATAATGTTTCACTGGACTGCTTACCATTTCGCCTTGACTTATCACATATAAAAAACTACCAACAAAATTATTTGAACCTGTTTTAATCATTGGCGGTTGTATCCATGTTCCGCCTGCATTAGAAACACGCTTGCAAAATACAATCCCGACAGTATCACCAGCAGTAGCAACACTTTGCTCTTTGCTGATATCAGGTTGTGGTTTTTGGCTTTTTACCGGCTGACTTTTTTGTGCTCTTGCTGCTAATACTTTTTCGTTATGCTGCCTTGCTAAATTATTGAATTGGTGCGCTTGCATGTTGCGCACGGCCAGCGACATTACTTCATTTCGCCCTTGCCTTGCTGCGTAGAAAATATCTGCGGCAGTTTCCGCTACTTGTTTATAATCTACTAATTTATCTTCTTCAAAAGCGGCATCTTTGTAGGCAAATTTTTCGTACATGGCTAATCCTCCTCTTTGTATTTAAAAATTGCAGCCGCCATCAATTGGAAGTCAGCAATAAAATTGCCGCTTTGAATTGTAATTACCTTAGTGCTACCTTCCAAGTGCTCGCCATCTGGTGTTTCATATACTGGGATATCATCCATGAGTTTAAGCATTACATTATCGCGTGTTGTACCATCAGCGCAGGTGACGCTTAAATCAAAGCCAATTATAATTTCAGTCATGAGCCTATCTGCCTCAACAACATATCTGCTGTTATCTTACGTGTCGGCACCTGCAATTTTAATTTATCTATTGATGGGTTCACTGTCCATTGCACTGTTTCATCTGTAAGACTAGCGCCAACGATACTACCAATAAAGCGATTTATCAATTGGGCACTTGCGCCATCGAATGAATCAAAGCCTACATCCTGGATATAAAGCGATGCAATGATTAAATTATCGCTCTCCATCGCTTCTTCGGTTGTATCTACAATTCCTTCACGTCCGCCAATTGATATATTTAAATCATTTACTGATGCCGCTTGCGTTAAGCCAAAACCGCTTATATCAAATGGTAAATAAACGTATTCGCCACCGACATCAGCATCAACGCTTAAAATTTGCGGTAGTTGATAAAAGTTTTGCCATTGTTTTGTAGGTATCCGTAGCTCACTAACAGGGTCCACTGCGGTATCCCTATCGGTGTAATATTCCATAAAGCTCATAATATCATAATCTGCCATTACGTTAACCCCATCTGGTTGCGCATATTTATATCACCTTGAATTATGTTTAATGTTTGTCTAACACCGGTCTGTACTGCACGACCTAGATCTTGCATTGTGACGTAATTAGTGCCGCCCATTTGCACTACTGACCCGGTTTGAATACTTATCTGCGGCTTGATAGTGGTTGCATTATTGCGACCTTGCGCCATCCTGGATGGCCCTACAACACCGCCTTTAGCAAATGCTGGTATTACCGCTCCACCGCGTGCGCCGCTCATGTAGTTAGCGCTTGCAGCAGCCATCTTAGACTCAGGAATTATATACTCGCGCTCACCACCCTCACCCACCATCGCAAGAGTAGGACCATTTACAACGCCGCCTTTAGCAAGTCCAAGATAGTCCTTTGCTTGGCGATAGTCTGCACCTAAGCTACCATTAAATGCACTTGTAGCGCCTTCCGCTCCAATGCTACTGCTGCCATAGTTCCCTGGGGTTTGCATTATATTTTGAAACTTATTTTGAACAGTACTGTAACCACCGCTAGTGGTATTAGTAGTTGTTTTAGGCCCAGCTTGTGGGGCAGTTGCGCCGCTGCCTGTAGGCATACTATTTAATCTTGCTTGAGCGTTAGCAGCATTGTTTATTGCATTAGCAGCACTTACCGCACTTCTCTCTAAGCTTATAAATTGACTAGCTGCTGAACTTGCCGCGCTGCTTACATTCTGTGTGCTTGTAGCAAGGTTCTTTGCATTAGTAGCAGCACTGCCTAATTCTGTCGATAAGTTCTGTGCTTGCTGTTGCGAAAGACCAATTTCTTTAGATACTAATTTTTGCTCAAACGCAATTTGCGCTGTTAACAATTTTGACTTGTATTGAGTTTCAGCCGTAATTTTTTTGTATTCATTTACTTGTTGTTCGGCAAGACCTGTCTCTCTTGTAGCTTTAATGACTTCATTTTGAGTGGCAAGAGCTTTTTCTAATTGGGCTTGTTTCTCAGCCGCAGCAGGAGGATCTTTTGCTTTTAATATTTGCAAATCCCCTTCAGCTTGAATTTCTTTATATTTTAGCTCTGCTAATTTTAATTCCAGTTCTATCTTGCGTTCACCTAGGGTAATTGCTTCTAACGCCTGGTTGTATTCAATCTTTGCTGCATTAATTTGTTCGCTAAATATTAACCTAGCAATCTCTAATCTTTTTTCTGCTGTAGTAGCTAGTTCGTATTGGCGATTTAGTTGTTGCAGCGAAAGGTCGCTTAATGCTTTTTCTGCTTCATACCTAGCAGATGTAATTGTTGCGCCGCGGTCAAGTGATTTAATTTGATTCTGTAGGTCAAATTGCTGCTTTGTATATTCTGCACTAATTGCTTTTAAAGGCGCTAATTGAGTTTCTAGTTTTTTATTAATTATATCTTGCTTCGCTGCTGTTTCATCGGCTGCGAGTGCGGCTGCGGTCTGTTCTTTTCTTAGTTGAGTCCCAACATCTAGCTGTTTAGTTTTAGCTGCTTCCGCCTTGCCGCCAGCTTCATCCATAGCAGCCCCAAGCGTTACGGCAGCAGCAGTCGCTACACCAAGCGCCAGCGCGACATTAGCCATACCAGCAGGACCAAGTAATACGCTTTGCAAAAATGCTGAAGCAACACCTGCAACTTTTTGAGCTGCTGAAAATGCTGTAGTAGCAAATGCGACAGCATTCGTTGCAATTGCAGCAGCATTAAGTGTAAAAACATAAGCTCCAATAAATGCAGCCGCTACTGCTAGTTGTTTTAAGTTGCCTGTAATTAAATTAATAGTACTTGCTAAAACTTTTAGCGGAGCTACGATAGCAGGTAGAACTGGCGAGAATGATACAATTAAATTTTTAAACGCTGTGTCAACTTGTTTTAATGCTCTTTCTAAAGTATCGGTCATAGTTTTAAATGCCTTGTCTGCTGCTCCAGTGGCAGCTTCTTGATTCTTCAAAAATTGCGTAAACTTTTCCGAACCCCCTGCGGTTAAAGCTAGAACTGCATTTAACGCTTCAGTGCTACCAAATAACTTGTTAATTTCAGAAACATTACCACCTGTTGCTTTTGCTACATCACCAAGAACGCCTGATAATCCTTTTGACTCAAGAGCAGCAGCATTAAATCCAATCCCTAATCTTGCAGCAGTTGCCTGAGCCTCGTCTGTTGGTCCAATAATTCCAGCAATAGCTGCTTTAAGCCCGGTAACTGATTCGCTTGAAATCGTTCCTTTTACAGTAAGTGCTGCTACCGCCGCATTGATTTCTTCAATTGAAACACCTGCAGCGGCTGCCGTTGGAATTACGCGGCCAATTGCTTCTGCATATTGGTCAACAGTCACCTTGCCATCGTTTTGCGTTTGTATTAACTGATCTACAATTAATCCTGCATCACCAGCACTTCGACCATATGCGTTTAAAATTGATGTTGTTGCATCTGCTACTGTATTAATGCTAGAAAATCCGCCAATTGCACCTTTAGTTGCAGCTTCAAGAATATTAACTTGATCAGCCGTATTCACAAAACCAGCAGATGCTACGTCATACGCTGCTGTTGTAAGCTCAACAATTGATGCTTGGCCGTTAAGTTCTTGTGATAGCTTTGCAAATTCCTCTTTAGCAACGCCAGCATTAACTCCAAGCGTGCGCAATGCAGCTTCGGCTTTTGATTGTTGAGCTAATGTATCAAATGCTGTTCGTACAAGGCCAGCAGCACTAGCCGCTATAGCTAATTGACCAACAAGAGAGTCTGCAGCTTGTTTTAGCCTGTCAAACAATCCAACTGTTTTTTCTGCTGGAGTGTTAACGCTGTCAAGTACTGCTTGATATTGTTTAATCTGCGCGCCTGCTTTCTCGTATAATGCACCGCCAAGCTGAACCGTAGATTGTACTTGCTTTAATGCTGCAATCTGAGCTTTAATCGCCTGCTCAGTATTTTTTACGTTTGCAGAAAATACACCCTGAACCGTTGAAGCATTGGCGAAGCCACCTTGGCTTGCTTCTACAGCAGCCTTAACATCTCTTGCTCTGTCTTCTAATGTTTTGAACGCTTGAGATGACCCTAAAGCTCCATCTCTAATGTGCTTTAATTGTTCAGCCGCGCCTCGTGCGTCAAAGTTGAGAGCAACATTGGCGACAACTGACATTGGCTAGACCTCCATTGATTTTATTCTAGCGTTTACGGCGTTGCGCTTCACGTTTGTCTTCCTGTAATCCGTAGTAGGCGCTCCATAACTCCAGCTCTTCGTAGGTCAAGCTTTCACCTAAATCTTTCAAGGTGTAACCGAGTTCTATCGCAAGTGACATTTGGAGTTGCAGCAGCGAATCACGCTTCAACTCCGCTTTTAGTTTTTTGGTTCTGTCTCCTTATCGTAAACAATCACAGCAAGCATTATCTTTTGCAGGTCTTCGTCTCGTACCTCGTTTTTTAACTCTGCAATTTCAGCAGCTTTAAACAATGGCTGACCGCTTTCATCTTGTGCTTTTGTAATCATTAGCTGTAATGCAAACACTGATGCGTCTTCATTACCAGCATTCTTTTGTGCCCGCTCGCGTTCCGCCATTGTAAGCGGTGAGCAATAAAATTCAAACTCACTGCCATCGCTAAGGATGACAGTTCTTTTTGCTGGTACTAGATTTGCAGCTTTTTTAAGCCGATCTAGTGCTTTTACTATTGGTGTGCCAGACATGATTCAATAATGCAGGTGTTTATTAAAATTAAACTGTAGTGCTAAAGTCAAATGTTGGTGCTCCAGTTGGGCGGAAAGTTATCTCCACCATTTGAGCATCATCTGGGTTAATAGTAAAGCTAGCACTCAAAAGTACTGCTTCCATTGCGATACTACGGCTTAGGATTTCTGTGCTTTGCTTGTCGGTGTAAAGTCTAAATGCAGCACCGGTTTGCTGTCTTTGCAATACATCTTCGACCATACGGTTGCCTAGTGACGTGTCATCAGATGTGATATAAACTGATGCGCTGCCTTCGCCATCTGCAAAACCAGTGATATATGTTTTGAATGGGGCATACTGACCAATAACTTGACCGATAGTTGTTACATCAATCTCTTCTCTTGTAATTTCAAAACTCCATTCGCGGACTTGGCCTACAGCAGCATAATCTGTGTATGCAATCGTTGCGAATAATGCTCCGAACCCAGATGGTTGCGCTGTTGCAGTTAGTGCCGAGCCGCCTGCGGTGGCGCTTAATGTCAGGATGCCTGTCGTTGCATCGTAAGTTTTAACAAACTTAGCACCTGCTGTAATGCAGTTGGTTGTGGTTGCGCCAGCAGGATAAGCCAGCGTTACAGGGTCATTAACTTTGAAACCTAGGTATGCCCCAACTGTTATGTTGCCAGCAGAAGCAGGAAATGCTGATGCTAACAATTCGACACTGGTACCAGCGGGCTTGTAGTAAAGAGCACCGGAAGTACCGGATAGAACAGTAACGGCCATTGATTTAGCAGATGATTGGCTTGTTTTAGTATAGCGTCAATCTAGGTACGCTTCAAAAGTCGCGGTTAGCTGTGTTTGAAAATATGGTTCAGGCGATGCAGGCGTTACTTGTACTGGCCCTGATGCGGC